CGAAGAGTACTACCCGGCGATTAAATCCCAACTTCGTCGAGTGGCTAATGGGACTCCCGGAAGGGTGGACCGGCTTAGAATGCTCGGCAACGGAGTTGTCCCGCTACAAGCGGCTTATGCGTTTACTTCTCTTCTCTCCCGAATCGGCTCGCAAATAACCCCCCATGATTAAGCGTATACAAGACCCGATCTTTGCCGCCTCCCTAGTCGCCCTGACATTTAGCGCAACCGCAAGCGCAGCCTTGGCGTGTGTCGCACTCCTGCTGCACTTCGCGCCTACACCTACCCAGCCCCCACCAAAAACAAAACACCAAAGGACGGACCCCAAATCATGAAAGTCGAAACTGGCGCCTATAACCTAGACAACCGCATTCCCTAGGTGTAGTGTGTCCGAGTAAGAGGGCACCGCGCCCTCCCTACCTGTATTACCCATATAACCAATGAAAGCAAACAAGATGACCCTGGCCGAGACGGCTAAGTGGCTCAAGACTAACGTCAACCCCATCGAGGGATACCCGGCTGCCAAACTCAAGGCCCAGCATTGCGGCGTGACCGTGTACCCTCGAGCCTGGGGTGCTGCGTTCGGCACCAAAAAGCCCACCACCAAAAAGCCCACCACCAAAAAGCCCACCACCAAAAAGCCCACCACCAAGCGAGCTTACAGCCGCTTAGAGGAGGCCGCCCCGCGCACAAAGTCTAGCCCGTTTACCCTCGTAATCGAGAGCGCCCTAGGCCGCAGTGTCATGAGCTTTAGTGGGGCTCATATCTCCCTAGACACGGGGGAAAACACCCTGACCGTCAAGCAGTCAGACTGATCCTGAGGGTCTGACGGGGAGGAGTCTCGGCCAGACTTCTCCCCACTCTTTTACCCACCAATAACACCACCACCACCACCTTAGTCATGGAACTCATCTTGTTATTTACCCTCACCCTCTGCTCTTTTACCGGCGTGGCTTTCCTTTACGGGCTGCTCGTACTGACCAAGCAGGCCGACAAAGAAGCAGCACGCACTCTCGAGCCCCTGGGGTGCGAAGCTAGGCGCCACGGCCAAGGGGGGCAGCTATGAGCGTCCGCCGTCGTGGTAAATCTTGGGTGGTGGATATTACGAGCCCTCTAGGCAGCCGCTACCGCCGCCAGTTCAAGACCGAGAGCGCCGCTAGTCAGTGGGAGCTCGAGACCAAGCTGGCCTTTACCAAGGGCAGCGACAACCCGCCAAGTATGCGTACCTCGGTGGCCCCTCCGCCCGTCACTTTAGGTGAGCTAGTCGAGCGGACGCGCACCCGTTACTGGAAGGACGCGAAGAGCCTGGACACGATCAACAGCAACATCAAGACTATGGTCGAGTTCTTCGGATCGGCGTACGCCATCCAACGTATGGACGAGGACGCGGTGGAAGCGTACGCGCAGCATCTGGACACTCTGTCATTGTCGGACGCCACTATCAACCGGAAGTTGGCGATCCTGTCACGCGTACTGCGTTACGCATCGCGGCGGGGTTGGGTCCAAGGCCACGTAGAGATCCCGCGCAAGAAAGAGAACAACAACAGGGTGGACTATTACTCCGAAGAGGACCGCGCCCAGATCGAACGCATTTTCAAAGATCTTGAGCTTGTACCGTACGCGGATCTTTTCACCTTCTTGTGTGACACCGGCCTGCGCCTGCAAGAAGCGTTCGATTTGAAATGGGCAGACTGCTCTAATGGGGTGGTTACCGTATGGCACCACAAGGGCGCACGGCCCGGCGGTATCCCGCTAACTAAGGCGGCCGCCGAGGTGCTCAAGCGGCGGGAGTCCCAAGACGCTGGACCGTGGGCAGACATGAACCAACACAGGGCCCGCTACGCCTGGGGCAGGATGCGTAAAGCAGCCGGCCGGCCTGAATGGGTATGGCACACAGCCCGCCACACGTTCTGCTCGCGCCTCGCTATGGCTGGCGTCCCTCTGGTGACTATACGCGACCTTGCCCGTCATACTGACGTGCAGACCACGCTGCGCTACACTCACCTGGCCCCGAAGAACTACGAGCGTGCTATTTCGCTAATGGAAGACGCCGCTCGATGAGCTCGGCGGAGGATAAAGCGCAGCGGGCCACAGTTGATAAGTATTGGGCCCGCTGGCGGGCCGCTGCGGGTACGAAGAATGAGACGGACACGCTGGTGGGCAGGACTCTTTTGCGCTCGGCCTGTGTACCCCTTTGCGCCGCCCTCGAGGGGTGGATGGGCCGAGCAGCAAGCGGCGCTGGTCGCCGGCATTCCGCGCTAGACGTGTTTCAAGTCGTGGGCGACCCCGCTTTGCTGGCTGTTATTATTCTGCGCGAAGTGATCAACGGCGTAACCCGCGAGCGCCCGCAGACGTCTTTGGCTATCTCTATTGGTACCGCCATTGAAACAGAGGGGCGCCTGGCCGTGGCTAAGAGTAGCTACCCCACGCTAATCCAGGCGCTGGAGGCCGCGCAGTTTAGCCACCGGGGTGACGCACGTCAGCAGACGTGGATACTTGAAGGGCTCCGCACTATCAAGGGCGACGTGGCCCCTAGGCTACCTCGCGAGTCGCGGCTGCGGGCGGGCGTAGTCGCGCTGGAGCTCATGGAAATATCCACCGGGCTGATAACTAGCGCAAACGTGCGGCAGGGCAAAAAGTTGGTGCGTATGGTGAGCGCGAGCTCCTATATGAGCGGATGGTTGGCGGAGGCGCACGGTGAGGCGGAGTTTATGACCCCTCTCTACCCGTTACTAACACACCCGCCGGTGCGTTGGTCCGCGCCGGACGTGGGGGGCTATGTGTCTCTACCCCTGACCCTCGTCAAAAAGGGCAGGGCTGATATTTACGCACCGCACGATCTTAGCCGTGTGTACTCGGCACTAAACGCGCACCAAGAGACGCCGTATGTAGTCAACGAGGCGGTGTTTGATGTGATGGAGTACGTCTGGCAGCGCGGCCTGGCGCTGGGCGGCCTACCGTCGCCGGAGCTTGAGCCCTACCCGCCAAAGCCGGTTGATATAGACACCAACCCAAAGGCCCGCAAAACCTACGGGCGAGAGCGTAATCAGATACGCAGCCGCAACAACGCGCACAAGAGCAAGCGCCTGCTTGCCGGCCAACTGCTGGGGATTGCGCGTGCCCACATTGGACGCCCCCTGTGGCAGCCTGCCTGCCTCGACTTTCGGGGGCGTATGTATACGATACCCGCTGGCCTACATACGCAAGGCTCAGACGGAGCGCGGGCGCTGCTGCATTTTGCTAAGGCGCTGCCGCTAAAGACTGACGCATCCGATGCCTCTGCGGCGTTCTTGGCTTACGGGGCCTCACTGTACGGCATCAAGGGCGGCACGCAAGAGCTCTTGGACTGGGTAGCTCACCACAAAGACGAGCTTCGCTACGTGGGTGCCAATCCCCTAGAGCACTTGATGTGGTGCGAAGCTAGGCGCCCGTGGCAGTTCCTTGCATGGGCTTTCGAGGCCGATGAGTTTTGGGAGAGCCCGGCCAGTTTTCAATCTCAACTACCCATTGCCATTGACGCATCGTCTAGTGGCTGTCAGATATGGGCGCTACTCTTGCGGGACGAGCGCACGGCTAAGGCGACTAACGTCTACCCGAATACTACACCGGCGGACCTGTACCAGGCGGTGGCGGACAAGGTACTAAGTAAGCTTGAGTCCAGTGAGGATCCTATTGCACGTGGGTGGTACGTTAGTGGCCTAGTTACGCGGGCGCTTACTAAACCTGCGGTAATGATCATTCCATTTTCGGGGACCAGGGTAGGGTTAGCTCAGGCGCTATACGACAAGCTGCAAGAGCTCAAGGGTACGTACCTATTTACTAACGAGCAAAAGGCTTGCTACTTCCTGGCTGACCAGATCAAGCTGGCGACGCTCGAGCTTATACCGGCCGTAATCAAGGGCATGGAATGGGCGCGTGAAGTCTCTAACATTTGCGTAGAGCACGGCGTAGCTTTTGAGTGGGTCGCACCTACCGGATTCCCCGTGGTCAATGACTACCGCAAGCCCAAGTACAAAAAAGTACGCACGGCGCTAGGGTCCGCATACACAACCAACCTTGTACAAGAGTCTAGCCCTCGTTTGAGCAAGCGCCGCTGCTCGCAGACCATTATGGCTAACTTGACGCACTCGCTAGACGCGGCCATAGCCTGCGAGGCCATCAACACCGCCACAGACAAGTATGGCATATCGGACATTAGCGTAATCTTCGATCAGTTTGCAACTCATGCGTGTAATCTAGACAACTTACGCAAAGCCCTCCTCGAATCTGTTGCTGCTATGTTCAGCCGAGACGAGGATTATTTGACGCAGGTGCGTAATCACCTGCTGACCTTACTCCCCGCCAACGTCGAGCTCCCTGAGCCGCCGATGGTAGGGGACTTTGACCCTACCCTAGTCGCCACAAGCCGACACTTCGCAACATAAACAACATGAAGCTGACAACACTAACTACCCCCAGGGGTATCGCCGTTTACCCGCACCTCAACGCACCAGACACTAAGTTTGAAAGCCAGCAGAATAAGGGGGGCGAGTGGCATACCTCCCTACGCTTGCCCGAGGATAGCGCTTTACCCTTGGTGGAAAAGCTAGAGGCTACCCTGACCGAGTGGATCAAGGTCAAGAACGCCGAGCAGAAGGAAATGCGGCGCAAGCCCTACAAGCGGTTCGACACGCCGTGGGCACAGGTCGAGGACGAAGACGGAAACCCGACAGGTGCCTACATCTTCAAGTTCAAGCGCGGGGTGCAGTGGACTGACCGAGACGGTAACGTTCGCACCAACAAGATCGAGTTCGTGGACGGGCAGCGCCAGACCATTGGCAATCTCGAGGACGCGATCATGGGCGGCTCGGAGCTCTGCGTCAACTTTTCGGTAAGAGGCTGGGCTAGTCCGCTGGGTATCAGCGTGGCACTGGACCTCCAGAAAGTGCAAATCGTGCGCCTTGCTGACGCCCCGGCGGGAGACGAGAGTAACCCGTTCGAGACGTTTGAGGACGCAGAAAGTATCTCATCGGGAGCCGCAGCCCCGCAGCCTGCGACTGGGCCATCTAGTGGACCTGACCCAGACGATATCGACGATACGCCGGCCTGCGAAGACACACAGGAGACCACCGTTCTAGACGGGGACTTCTAAGAGTGATATATCTCAAGCTGCTCGTAGACCCAGTGCCTGCGAGCCGGCCCCGGTTTGTGCAGCGCGGCAGATACACCTCTACCTATTACGCCGGTAGGTATAAGGATTTTCTGCAAGTCTCTGGTCCGGTCGCTTTGGCCCAGGCATTGGAAGATGCGGGCAGCTTGGATATGCCATTACCCATTGACGAGGAGGTACGGGTATCTATCGTATTCTTTGTCAAGAAACCGAAGACCAGCAAGCTGTCTACTCCCAAGGGGGATGTGGACAACTACGCTAAGGGGGCCCTAGACCTCCTGCAAGCTGGCGGCGTACTAAAAGACGATAAGTACGTGACCAAACTCCTAGTCGAAAAAACGTTCACACACACACAACCATGCATACTAATCAAGATCAAGAAAGCAACTTCCTGAGACACGCTCCCTGCCCGGAATGCGGCAGCAAAGATAACCTAGGAGTATACGATGACCACAGCTTTTGCTTTGGCTGCGGCTACTTTGAAGGCTCGCCTACCGAGGGCACTAAGACAGCCGGTAAGCAGAGGACGGGTCTGATTTCACTAGAGTATTGGCCTCTAAACAAGCGCAAGCTCAAGGATGATACGTGCCGGAAGTGGGGGTACGGCGTCGGCTCTTACAAGGGTCAGGCGGTACAGGTAGCCAACTACCGAGACCTCGACGGTAAGGTGGTCGGGCAAAAGCTGCGGTTTCCTGACAAGAAGTTCTCCATCTTGGGGGACACGCGAGAGGTGCCTAAGCTGCTGTACGGTGGGCACCTTTGGCCCGCAGGAGGCAAGATGCTGGTGATTTGTGAGGGCGAGCTCGACGCCCTATCTATCAACCAAGCGCAAGGGCTCAAGTGGCCGGTGGTTAGTGTGAGCGCCGGCGCAACTGCGGCCGTCAAGTGCGTAAGCCATAACCTCGAGTACGTAGAGAGCTATGAGTCCGTGGTTTTTTTATTCGATCAGGACGAGCCAGGGCAGAAGGCGGCTCGAGCCTGCGCCGAACTTTTATCACCGGGTAAGGCTAAAATAGCTACGCTGCCGATGAAGGACGCGAGTGATATGCTTGTGGCTGACAAAGGGGCCGATATCCTCAACGCTATTTTCCGAGCTCGCACGCATCGCCCAGACGGGCTGGTGTTTGGCGATGACCCTGAGGTCTGGGAAAAGATCAAGACGCGGGAGAGTTTTGCAAGTACCCCGTACCCCTGGCAGGCTGTCAACGAGAAACTGCACGGGATGCGACTTCATGAGATGGTGGTTTTGTGTAGCGGCACAGGGCTGGGCAAGAGCTCAGTCTGTCGCGAGCTTGCGTACCACCTATTGACGGTCAACCCTGACGAAAACGTGGGCTACATCGCACTGGAGGAGAGCGTTGAGCGTAGCTGCATTGGGATTATGGGCGTATCTATCGACTCACCGCTGCACCTTGACCACGTCTTCCAGGCGACCAGCGAAGAGGACCTACGCCGAGCCTATGATCTTACGGTAGGCACCGGCCGCGTGGTCCTTTACGACCACTTTGGCTCAATGGAAAACGACCGGCTGCTCAACAAGATCAGGCAAATGGTCAAGGGCTGCAACGTCAAGACGGTTTTTCTCGATCACCTTAGCATCGTAGTTTCGGGTATCGACGGAGGCGACGAGCGTCGGCGCATTGACGCGGTTTGCACTAAACTGCGCCAGCTAGTTGAAGAGAACGGCATTCGTTTGTTCCTCGTTAGTCACTTGAGGAGAGGCGAGGGTAAGCCTCTGGAGGAAGGTGGCGTTACGTCGCTAAATCTACTACGCGGCTCGGCCGCTATTGCACAACTGGCCGATGCGGTCATTGGTCTTGAGCGCGACCAGCAAGGCGACAACCCGAACGTGACTACCGTGCGGGTTCTCAAGAACAGGTACAGCGGGGACACTGGACTGGCCGGATACCTCGAGTACCAGAAGGACAGCGGACGGCTGGTCGAGACTACCGCGAGTGCTTTCGAGCCGGAGGCTAACGATGACTTCTGAGATTGCGTTTGACATTGAGACCACGGGTATTGACAACTTCCAAACCTTGGCCGGATTGGAGAGGATACACTGCATTGGGGTGAGTAGCCTTGACGGTAAGCACACGGAGCTTTACGGTCCTGGCCGCATCGCGGAAGGGCTGGCGTACTTAGCGGAGCAAGACGTGATCTACGGTCACAACGTGGTGGGCTTTGACATACCTGCGATCCAGAAGCTGTACCCAGACTGGAGGCCTAAAGGTCTGGTGCGGGACACTATGATTATGGGGCGCATGGCTCATCCTGATCGGTCGGCAGATGACTGGGCGGTGCCTCAAGCTGTTGCGATCCCGGTCAAGCTTAGGGGCCGCCACAGCCTTGAGTCTTGGGGCGAGCGGCTGAAGTGCAAGAAGCAGGACTTTGGCAAGGAGACTGACTGGGCTGAGTATTCCGAAGCTATGGGCCTCTACTGTATGCAAGACGTGGAGGTTACGCGCCGCCTGTACTTGTACCTGACGGTAGAAAACGGCCGGCTTGATGCGGAGGCGGTACAGATTGAGCATGATTTTGCGGCTGCGCTTTATGCCATGAGCGCACGCGGTTTTGTTTTCGACACGCCGGCGGCGGCCAGCTTGTACGCCGAGCTTGTGGATCGCCGCGATGTTCTCGAACGTAGACTCCAGTCTATTTTCCCGCCTGAAACAATCAAGATGAAGACCCCGCAGTATTACAAGGATGCTGAAGGTAACCGTTACCGGGTAAAGTCTCTAGCACCGGCACGTTTGCGCCCTGAGCTTTACCCAGGACCGCTGAAGGAAAAGATCATCCCCTTCAATCCGGGGAGCCGTGTGCAGATTGCGCGGGCGTTTCAGGACAAGTACGGCTGGAAACCGGCGCAGTACACGGCCAAGGGTGACCCTAAGATCGACGAAAGTATTTTGACGGCGATGCAGTACCCGGAGGCTCGGCCGCTGTCTGAGTATTTGATGGTGACAAAGCGCCTGGGGATGCTGGCCGAGGGCAAGGAGGCTTACCTAAAGCTGGAGATCAACGGGCGCATACACGGGCGCGTGGTTCACTGGGGTACGGTAACTGGGCGCTCGAGCCACAGCCGCCCAAACACGGGGCAGGTACCATCAACGCGCAGTCCTTATGGTAAGGAGTTTCGCAGCCTCTTCCGTGTCGAGCCTGGGCACAAGCTGGTGGGCTGCGATGCGGCGCAACTGGAGCTCCGCTGTTTGGCGCACTATATGCGCGACCCAGACTACGTGGACGTGATTCTAAACGGGGACATACACACGCGGAACCAGAAGGCTGCCGGCTTGAAGACGCGAGACCAGGCTAAGGTCTTTGCGTATGCCGTCTGCTACGGGGCAGGGCCACGGACGCTAGGTAAGATCGTGGGGACTACACCAAAGCAGGGCGGCATACTCAGGAAGAGGTTCCTGAATAACCTACCGGCCCTCGGTAATCTACTGGAGCGGGTAGCTCAGTCGGCGCAGTCTCGTAAATACCTGCGCGGTCTATTACGCCACCGGCTGCCGGTTAGGTCCGCGCACAAAGGCCTAAACACTCTGCTGCAAGGGGCGGGCGCGACCATCATGAAGGTGGCTATTGTCGAGATGCATAAGGAATGCCGGAAGCGTGGTTGGCAAAACCGGGCGTACATGGTGGCTTTTGTTCACGACGAAGTTCAATGGTCGTGCGAAGAGGCTATAGCGGAAGAGCTCGGACAAGTGCTGGCTGACTGCTTCCGCAAAACAACAGACATTCTTCAGTTGTCCTGTCCTATGGACGCTGATTTTCACATAGGCAACACTTGGGCGGAGACTCACTAGCATGGCACGGAAACGCAGACTGATTATTGACGGCGACATACCTCTTTACCAGATCGGTTTCTCGGTCGAAACCGCAGTAGACTGGGGTGGCGACTTTTGGAGCCTAAGCGGGGACATGAATGAGGCCCGAGAATCTATGGTGATCTGGGTCGATAGACTCAAGGCCGCTACCAAGACAGCGGAAGTTTATGTTGCTCTAACGGGTGGCGAAAACTGGCGCAAGGCACTGGAGCCGCAGTACAAGGCTAACCGTAAAAAGGTCCGCAAGCCTGTCGTGCTGAACCCGCTGCGGGATTTCATCCGCAGTAGGTGGGACGTGCTGGAAGAGGACGGGCTTGAGGCTGATGACTTGTTAGGCTTGAACGCTAACCGCGTCGATATCTTGTGTTCGTCCGACAAGGACCTGATGACAGTACCCGGCCGGCACTTCAATCCTAACAAGCCCGAAGAAGGTATACGTAAGGTGTCGGAGCGGGAGGCGGACTATAACCTACTGGTACAGGCGCTGACCGGAGACTCGACGGACAACTACCCCGGCTGTCCAGGGGTGGGCCCGGTGTCTGCTCGGAAGCTGCTTGACGGGCTAGAAGCTGAGGAGTGGTGGCCGGCAGTGGTCAAGCGGTATGCTAAGGCCGGCTTGCCCGAGGAGACGGCGCTGCTCCAGACCCGCCTGGCCTATATTATGCGCCCCGGAAGCTACGACTACGCAACGAAGGAGGTCGAGCTATGGATGCCGCCAAGCGTATGAATAGGCAGGACCTCCTGAGTTTTCACTCGGCTCTGACCGAGAAAGCCCGCAGCCTGATGGAACGCAAAAATCAGGATTATGCCGGCGATTCCGAGCACGGTATACAGCCGTTTGCCAACTTTGAACGCGTCGAAGCGCTGGGTATATGCTCGACGGAGCAGGGTTTTTTGGTCAGGATGACCGATAAGATATCCCGATTGTCTAGTTACGTACAAGCTGGTAAGCTAGAAGTAAGTGACGAAACGGTCTACGATACGCTGGTTGATCTAATAAACTATTCTGTACTTATGGCCGCCTATCTAGCCGACAACACGGAACACGATGGACTATAGAGATAACAACAAGACGCCCCGCGAAGCGATGGCGGAGGAGCTCCCCCCGTTAGATGGTAAGCTACTAGCTGCGTTAGATGCGCGGTTCCCCGCTCGCTATCCTGATATAGCGTGGACTGACCGCGAGATCTGGCTACGCGCCGGCCAGCGCAGCTTGATCGACTTTCTTCTCCAGCACCTTGAAAAGCAAAAGGAAGACTAATCATGTGTATGGGTTCCCTCAATCTGCCGAAGCCTGGCATACTGAAAATCAAGAAACCGCTTTTGTTCCAGGCCGTTGAAAAGGCAAAGAAGCCGGTTTTGCACCAGGCCTATGATCAGGCCAAGAAAAAGGAAGACTAATCATGTGTCTGGGTTCCCCAAAAATACCACCGCCGCCCGAGCTCCCTCCCCCGCCAGTACCTGCGCCGCCGCGAGCCAATCCAGCCACGTTGCGTAAGCCTCGCGCTTCGGGCGCCGTGGGTAACACGCTACGCCGGCAGGGCAAAAAGTCCATGCTGATTCCGACTGCGGGCACGGGCGCTAATACGCCGGGGTACTGATGCACAAAACAGCTAAAGCCCAGTACGCGGAGCTCGAGACTGAACGCAACCCGTACTTACAGCGGGGGCGCGACTGCGCGAAACTCACGATCCCGAGCTTGCTGCCCGACGCAGGCGCAAACTCTAGCACGCAGTTCCGCACGCCGAACCAGAGCGTAGGCTCACGCGGTGTTACGAATCTTTCGTCGGCGTTAGGCTTGAGCCTGCTACCGCCGAACCAGCCTTTCTTCCGATTTGTAATCGAAGAACACGCACTGCAAGAGGTTACGATGGTGCCGGGGGCCAAGGCCGAGCTTGACTCTGCGCTCGCTTCGATGGAGCGTAGTATCATGCAGGAGATTGAGGTCAGCGGGTTTCGGGTGGGCCTGTCCGAAGCCCTCAAGCTGCTGGTGGTGACCGGCAACGCGCTGCTTCACATCCCAAAGGACGGGACGATGCGCGTGTTTCGCCTGGACCGCTACGTGGTCGAGCGCGATCCGATGGGCCACCTATCTAAGGTAATCATCAAGGAGGAAGTCGGCCTGCACACGCTGCCACCTGACGTGCGGGAGTTTGCCGAGCCTCACGCTGCGGCACACGATAAGAAGGGTTGCGAGCTCTACACCATTGCGTGCTGGGAAGGGGGCAAGGTCAACATTCACCAAGAGATTTATGACCAAGTGATCCCCGGCAGCCAGGGAACGTACGACGCGGATAAGTCCCCGCTACTGGCGCTACGCTTTGTGGCCGAGCAGGGTTCCGCTTACGGGCGCTCACACGTCGAAGAGGTCTACGGGGATCTCAACAGCCTCGAGGGCCTGAGTAAGGCTATTGTCGAGGGTTCGGCGGCAGCCAGTAAGGTCCTGTTTTTGTGCTCCCCTAACGGGACTACGCGCCCCCGCGACATTGCCAGGAGCGGTAACGGCCAGATCATTTCCGGTAATGCTGCCGATGTTTCGGTCCTCCAGATGCAGAAGTTCAACGACTTCCGCGTCGCCCTGGAGACGATGAACATTATCAACGAGAGATTGAACTATGCTTTCCTTTTGGCTGAGACGAGCGTCCGCAACGCTGAACGAGTTACAGCGGAAGAGGTACGACTGGTATCACAAGCCGTGGAGAGGTCCTTGGGAGGTCTTTATAGCACTCTTAGTGCTGAGTTTTCTCTGCCTCTTGTCCGCCGCATGATGCAGCGCATGACTAAAACCAACAAGCTCCCGAACATCCCTGAGAAGTACATTACGCCGGCTATCGTAACCGGCACCGCTGCGCTTGGTAGGTCTACTGACCTGGGCAAACTCGACACGTTCGTGGTAGGGCTTGTGCAGGCTCTCGGACCGACCGCGATGGATCACCTGAACGTTTCGGAGTACCTCCGCCGGCGTGCGGCAGCGCTTGCGCTGGACACTACAGGGCTGGTAAAGTCTGAAGAAGAGCTCGCTGCCGAACGTCAAGCTGCCATGCAGGCCCAGATGATGCAGGCCGGAGTCGGCCCCGCCGTGGGCGGCGCGGCTAAAGTCGCCGGTCAAGCTATGCAACAATCCGCACCTAACAACACACCCCAGTAACACCAATGGTTGAAAGAGTCGAAATCACTGACGAGAACTCCACGCACGAAGAGGGCATCCCCGCAGTCGCTGAGTCTGTCGCGGTCCCTACGGCCGCCGAGGCTGCCGAAAGCGCTCGCCCAGGCTGGCTGCCGGCGCAGTTCCAAAACCCCGAAGATCTTGCTAAAGCTTACGGCGACCTCCGCACCAAGATGGACGGCGGACAACCCCAGGAGCCTGCGGCTGCTGAGGCCTCGGAAGAGTCTGAGGAGGTGGCGCTAACTCCTGACACGCTTCAGAAGTATTCGTCTAAGTATTATACGGAAGGGCTGAACGAAAAGGATTACACCGATCTCGAGCGTATGGGCATTAGCCGCGAGCTCGTTGGGCAGTACGCTGCCGGACAGTCCGCGTTGATGGATCAGCAGACTCGCTCCGTCTATAACGAGGTTGGCGGCCAACAAGAGTACGAGGCTATGGTTCAGTGGGCTGGAGAGACCCTTCAGCCGCAGGAGATCGAAGCCTTCAATAGTGCGATATCTTCTGGAGATCAGACCACGCTCATGATGGCAACCCGAGGGCTCCACACCCAGTACGTGAACGTTACCGGGAAAGAAGCCAGCCTGATTGGTGGTAACACTTCAGCTTCTGGAGAGGGCCGATTCGAGAGTACCGCGCAGATAGTTCAGGCCATGAACGACCCCCGTTACGAAAAGGACGCAGCCTACCGCAACGAAGTTTTGCGAAAAATGCAGAACTCGGCCATCTAATAGCCGATACACTGCACACTGATAGCATTCGCGTGCCCCCGACGACCCTCGGCCCGCTACGGCGGACAACCTAAGGCGAGTGGATTACAGCAAGGCTACAACCTAACCCTGTTTTTGACTCAACCCAATCCTTAGGAGGATAATCTAATGGTAGACATTAGTAAGATTTCTTTTGGCGGACAGAACCAAGGCAATGGTGCCTGGGATTCTACGTACGCCGACCAAAACGCCCTGTTCCTGAAAATCTTCGGGGGCGAGGTTTTCGCCGCGTACGAGAAGTATTCGGTCACCAACGGTAAGCACCGGATGCGCCAGATTTCGTCTGGCAAAAGTGCTCAGTTCCCCTTTACCGGCCGCACCACTGCGCGTCGGTTCAAGCCGGGCGCTGACATTCTGGTCGATAACGCCCAGGCAAAAGGTACTGGCACAGGTACTGATGCGACCACGGACAAGCTTCTGGGGCACATCAAGGCGTCTGAGAAAATCATCAACATTGATGACTTGATGATCAGCACTTGTTTCATTGACGATCTGGACCTCGCCAAGAGTCACTTCGACTACCGTGGGCCGTTCAGCCGAGAGCTCGGCCGAGCGCTGGCTCATGAGTTTGATTTGAACGTGCTGAAGGCGTGCGCTATTCACGCTTTCGACAACACCAGCGCTTCTGACCCGTTCCAGTCCAGCACCGTCATTGAGACGGCCACTGCGTCTAAGAAGCCTTCGGAGGTTTCGAGCGCTGATCTGATTACCGCTGCGTTCGCGGCCTGCCAGGCTATGGACGAAAAGTACGTGCCGGAGGATGATCGTTATATGTTCGTCCAGCCCGACCTGTACTACAAGCTGGTCAACGATTCCGCTGCCCCCGGCCAAGGTACGGGCATCCTGCACCGTGACTACGGCAACGAAGGCAACGGTAACACCATGAACGGCTTCGTTATCAAGGTCGCCGGTATGTCCGTCGTCAAGACGCCACACCTCCCCCGCGTTGATTCGCGCTACGACTCGGACGGATCTGGCGGCACCGCTGCGGTCAAGAAGAACCCCGGCGAGAACAACGAGTATCAGGACGACTTCAGCCGTCTTGCCGCTCTGTGCTGGCACCCTGAGGCTGTAGGTACTGTCAAGCTCAAGGACATTACTATGGAGACCGAGTATCTCATCGAGCGCCAGGGCGACCTCATGGTCGCTAAGGTGGCCTGCGGTACTGCGGGTCTCCGCCCCGAGTGCGCCGTCGCCATCAAGGCTACTGCGGACCAGTCGTAACCGTGAGTTCCTAGCGGCTGCTTATGCTTTTTTGGCGACCGCTAGGTTCTTTTGACTAGGTGGGGCGGGCACGGTCATATGGTCGTGTCCGCCTTTTTTTGTACAATCAAGGCCTATGCAGCTACTTACAGAACTTGAAAGCATCAACGCGATGCTGTCCATGATCGGCGCTTCGCCGGTTTCCGCGCTGTCTGGCGCCACCAGCGCAGACGTGGCTATCTCGCAGGCGATTCACTCCGAAGTGTCTCGCGACGTTCAAGCGGGGGGGTGGCACTTCAACCGCGAGTACGAGGTGGAGCTCGCGCCCAACGCTGATAAGTACATCTACCTCGCCCCTAATGTTCTTCAGGTTGACGTGGAGCCGGGGCAGGCATCTAATACCAACCCAGTGGATGTGGTGCAGCGGGGCGTACGTCTGTACGACAGGCGCAACCACACATACGAGTTCGATAGCACACTCAAGGCCACAGTTGTCTACGGGCTGGCGTGGGATGAGCTCCCCCAGCCGGCGAGGCAGTACATCACTATGCGCTCTGGCCGGCTCCTGGCTGATCGCATGATAGGTGCAGGTGATATTCACTCGTTTGGCATGATCCAAGAGCAGCAAGCTCTGGTGGCCTTGCGGAACTTTGACGCTGAGTCAGCGGATAACAGCGTGTTTGACCACATCGACGTGTTCCGCATTGTCAACCGCATGGGGTTCCCTAACTCAATCCTGTAATGCCTCTGATCAACTACAGCATTCCGACCCTAATCGGCGGGGTCACGCAGCAGCCAAACAACCTGAGTTATCCAGGGCAGGCTGACGAGCTCGAAAACGCATGGCCGTCTATGATTGATGGGCTGCAAAAGCGCTACCCGAGCGAGTATCACGGGGCCCTCAATACGACGATCCCAAAAGACGCAACGCCGGCCTTCCACTTCATCGACAAGTCTACCGAAGAGCGGTATCTAGTCGCGCTGCGCGGTGCCCCCTCGACGCCTAAAAGGCGCCTGGAGGTACACAACCTGCTTGACGTTGTAGGTAACAACATCAACCAGCCCGCCATCAGAATGTCGCACAGCGGGGAGCAGTATTTGGACTCGGCGGACCCAAAGGATTACCGCTTCCAGACTGTTGGCGATGTAACATACGTGGTCAACCGCACGAAGACGCCAGCGATGCTCCGTAAGGTGCAGCCTGAAGGGGATCCTCAAGCCCTTATGTACGTTAGAGCTACGTTGGCATCCAGCGCAGATGAGCACGTTGTGGTCACTTTCAACGGCACCACGACTGCTGAAATCAACGAAAGCGATGCATCGACAACGGAGCTTACCGCAAACATCCTCGCTGTTATCACGGGCGACGATGTGAGTCAGGGGGCGGTCACCTTCGACAAGAACACCGACAAGGTGCTCCAGACGGCCCATAACCTGACAAACGGAATGGCCGTCCGTCTAACCGCTACTACTTACCCTACTTGGGTGAAGTACGAACAAGCAGACGATAATAGCCAGCAAGTAATAAAAGTAACCTCGGTGTCCTCCGCCGCTTCTACGTTTTACGTGCGCGACGTGGAGTCTAACTCGTTCAGGCTGGCGCACTCGCCTGGGGGGGATTCTATCAACTGGGGTAGCAACGGCGCCGGTGCTGCGCTGTTTACGCTAGGGACAGGCACCCCGCCTGCCGGGTTTGAAAAGTTAGTTGTCCAGCACGCTGAAGAAGTCTCGCAAGGTTCGTCAAAGACTTCAGTAGGTAACGTACTTCTACTGTCACACACGGACGGTGAAGACTTTACGCTCGAGGTGCGCGACGGCGCAGGTAATACACTGATTGACGTGTATAAAGACTCGGCACCGTCGTTTAGCGAGCTCCCCGACACTGCTGTAGAAGGCTACACCCTTCAGATCCGAAACGACCCGGCCACGGGGATTGACGATTACTACGTCAGTTTCGTTTCTGACACAGGGATCGCTGGAGAGCTCGGTAGCGGTTACTGGCGAGAGGTATCTGACCCAGGCACTCGCAACGAGATTGACCCGCGCACGATGCCTCATATACTGGTGCGTGAATCTTCTAGCCAGTTTGCGTTTATACCGGCCGGTGACTTGTTGTTCCCGGTGTCCACGGTCGATTCGGTAGGTAACAGGGTTAGCATTAGTATCGCATTCGACGGGCTTTCTCCATCCCCGTTCTATAATGAATACTTAGTGGATGGTGACGAGGTCCGTGTGACCGAGCTAGAAGCCACGTCTGATTGGGACATACCTGTAGACAAGGTGTACTACGCTAAAGTCACCCTTACATTGTCAGCTACGCAGATTATCGAGCTTTACCATGACGAAGCGCTATCTGACCAAGTTACATTTGACTCGACCGTTAGCCTTACGCTCTACGCTCAGATAGCGAAGGCCCCGAAGTACCCTAAGTTTTACTGGGACAGCCGGCAGGCTGGCGGCGAGCTTACGAACCCTAATCCGACATTTATTGGTAAGCCTATTTCCGACGTAGGTTTCTTCAAGAACCGCCTGGCATTCGCCGTAGGTGAGAACTTCATACTGTCCGAGCTTGGGGAGTTCTTCAACTTCTACCGTACGACCGTAACGCAACTGTTAGATACAGCGCCTATTGATGTAGCGAGCTCCTGGGCCGGCGTATCAGATATTGACCGCCTGCTACCTTACGGCGACGGTCTGCTTGGGATCGCGCCAAACGTTCAGTTTTTCCTACGTAGCTCCGGCCAGCAAGCCTTTGGCGCAACTACGGTCAGCGTTGATGTTGTGTCTTCACTCTCTACGGAGTCGGAGGGCCAGGCGCCCCCGGTGCTTATGGGGCAAGCGATGTACCTCCCGTTCACCAGGGGGGACTATGTTGGCCTATACGAGTACAAGCCTGACGGTACGGGGACCTTCAGTCACGAAGACGTCACCGATCATGTCCCCCAGTACATCCGAGGTAAGCTGCGGGATATGGCGTCGCTGGAGAAAGAAAACGTCATCGCGGCGTTGGGTACGAAGGACGTGACCGATGGTTACAAGAACACTAACGAGCTCTACATCTACGTTACGAACACCGTGGGAGAGCGGCGCGTCCAAGCGTCATGGGGTAGGTACACGTTTGAGAACGCTGACATTCGAGCCCTGCACTTTTACGACGACGATCTTTATTTAGTCGTTTGCCGCACAGTGGGTGGTATTGACTCTTGGGAAGTCAACAAGATCGGCTTTCAGACAGGGCGGGTTGATACAGGGTCCCCGTACCTGACGCACCTTGATCGCCGGTACCGGGTGGATATCCCAGCTACAGGCGCTTACAGCAGGGTGACTGGACTAACCACCGTTACCGATGCGGGGACGTATGACTTCGACGGTGACAGCCCGATGGAGGTCGTGACGTCTGACGGGGAGCGCCTACCCAACCAAGCGGGCCGCGTCGATAGCGTGTACACGGTTGTGGGGGACTACTCCGGCGCGACGGTGTGGCTCGGAGAAGCTTATGAGATGAAGTGCAAGCTACCCACACAGTACGTGAGACAGAACACAGGGTCTCGAGGAGTCGTTCCCCTAGTGCAGGGGCGTACGCAGCTACGTACGATGCTTCTGCTCTATGCGGACACGGTAGCGTTCAATGTGCGGGTTACCCCCATCAACCGCACGCCTTACGACTACCCGTATAATGGGCAAGTCTTAGGCGCTGGCCGCTTCAAGGTGGGGGTGCTACCCGTTAGCGACTCCGGCGACTTCAAAGTGCCTATCTACGAACGGAGCGAGGACGTGGATATCGAGATCACTAACGATTCGCCCTTTCCCTCCAACTTTGTAGGGGCTGAGGTCGAAACGCTGTACCACGCCCGAGCCGGGAGGATCTCTTGACGATTGCGGAGTTTCACATGGCTAGGCGTGAGGACGCACGGCAGATCGCTAAGAATCTCCGTGCAGCGGACTTGGCCGAGATGCGGGCGGTGCTAGGCGATGTTGAGGACCCGGCAGATTCTCTGATTTACGGCGTAGATAATAGCGAGTACCCGCTTGTAGCGCGTATCGACGGTGAGCCGGTCGCCTTGATGGGGGTCATACGTGACCCGCTCAACTGTCGCGTAGGCTGTGTATGGCTGATGGGGACGGATAAGATTGTCGAGTACAAAAAGACTTTCCTTGAGCATTCAATACCATGCCTGAATACCCTTTTCGACTCATTTCAGCTACTGTGGTGCTGCATGGATAAGCGCAACACGGTACACGCCCGCTGGGTCAAATGGATGGGCTTTACGTTGATCCGTGAAGTACCCTCGTTTGGGGAGCAGCGGCGCCCGTTTTTAGAGTTTGCTAAAATGAATACCCATGTGTGAACCAACTACTTTAGCCATAATCGCGGGCGGCTCGGCCTTACTAGGCGGGATGCAGCAACGCGCTGCTATCAAAGCGTCCAACAAGGCTAAATCGTCTCAGTTCCAAATGACCACGCAGGCCATGAAGACTGGCTACGCGGACGAGATGGGACAGATGGCGCAGCGTACGACGCAGGAGCTCGAGGCGACTGAACAGCAGCGGCGCAGCCTCGATTCAAAGCTGTCAGACTACATCGCCACGAAGTATTCTGGCGCGTCTGACATTACGGGTAACTCGCTTATGGCCCTGGCTCAAGCTGCCCTTGCCAAGAAGGGTGAAGCTGATGCGGCCATCCTCAGGAACCAAGATTTGATCAAGGCTCGCTACTACCAAGAAGGCGGCGTGCGTGGTCACCGCGCTTGGTCAAGCCTCATGGGTACCTATCAAGCGCCTACTCCCCCGCCGAGTATGGCGGGCATCCTGATTCAAGCCGGCGCCAGCGGCGCGTCGGCCTACGCCGGCGCTAAAGGTGCGGGCATAGGTGAAACATAACGTAACGTAGGTATCTTGATGGAGTTTGATCCTTATATTCCGATTCAGCCCACGCAGGGCGTAACCAGTACGTGGTCTCCGTACGGGGCTGGGGCCCTGCCTGGAGTCCCCCGGCCTTCGGAGGACTGGGGCAAAATCCTGGGCAACTTCAGCAAGTCGCTTGCCAAAGCGTTTGCGGCGCAGGAGCCTGAGCGGCGCGAAGAGCAAGAGGCAGAAGCAGCCCGTATCGTGGCTGAACAAGAGTCTGAAGAGCTCTCGAGCCTGCTTCATGAGTCAGCCAAGAAAGGCGATATACCTGCTGGCTATAGTCCGTACCTTGTCAAGCAAGTCAACAAGCAGTTGGCGCGTAAGGCCGCCCGCGAGCTCGAGGCGTGGGCGGTAGATAATGACGGGTGGTTCAACGACCCAGATTACCGGGCTACGGACGATGACGGTAACGCGTTATCGGCAGACGAGAGTACACCCTCTGCTGTACTTGAGCGCTACAAGGTGCAGTTTCTACAGCAAGGTTTTCCAGGCTTGATGGGCACGGCAGAAGGCGCTCAGATTTTTTCGCCGCTTTACGAAGATATCAAGAAGAAGTACGTTGAGAAGGCGAACGACCTTTTCACGAACGCTCAGATGAAGAAGCTAGGCGCCGGCTTCAGCGACGACGTTTCCAGCGTTTGGACAATGTGGGAGCAAGACCCCGACGCCACGCCGGAGCAACTGGCTACAGGTGTCAAGGAAGCGGTTCAGGAAATGCGCGAGGCCTACAGCGGCTTGAATGTTTCGCTACCTGAAGGCTCCCTCAACGAGGCCGCTATCAAGCCTATGATACAGTCCCTGGAGACGGACATTGCGTCCGCCGAAGATCAGGAAGCTGTGGGGGTACTTGCTGCGCGTATTGAGGTACTGAGAGCCATCAACCCTAAGGGTAGTGCCAATGAAAAAGAATCTTGGGGCTATATGTTCCAAGAAGACTTGGACGCGCTTGAAGGGAAGGCATCGAGACGCAAGCAAGCCCTCAAAGATCGCGGCCTGACGTTAGGGGACGAAGACAACAAAGCCGGCGGCTATCTGGCGGAGGCGGTGATGGGCGGTGTTTACGAGCAAGTTGACGAGTGGGCCGGCCAAGAAGAGAAGCCCGATTCTAAAAGCGTAAATGATTGGCTTAGGGACCACATACAAGCCACCTACCCAAAGTACAGCGCTCGCTCCGTCAATGTAGCTGTAGGCCGCCTAGTGCCTAAAGTGTACGACGCTATCAACGACGCTAAAAAGAAAGAGTTCTCGCCGGTGGAGAAGGATGTATTGGCGTATAACCAAGCTATTGTCGCAGCTTCGCTGGAAGGGGATAAGACTGGCCTTGAGAACCTCGCTTTGAACCCCCCTGAAGGCGCGACAGGCGACCGCGCCATCGCCGCCTTGCTAAGGGTGGAGAATAAAGAACTAAAGATAAACTCATACGCCGTCACGTACGCAAGTAGGGGACAAGGCTCCGCTATTTACGGCAGCTTTGAAAATCAACTGCGAGGCGCAGTATTGAACACAGTTAGACAGCTTACAGGCAAGCCTGATCTAACAGAGCGCGGAATGTCGGAGGACTACCGCCTTACTGATTATGAGTTGTTTCTTTCTCGGGAAATCAGATCGCTGAATACTGGCATTGAGAGTATCGCATTCGATTATGCCGGACGGGCCGTTGAGGATGGCGACCCAGACGCTTTTATCTCGCTAACGAGCGAGTTCAACAGCGCAGTAGATAAGTACATAAACGACAGCCTGGGGCCGGCCCTTGACCGTATTGAGTCGTTTGAGCTCGGCGGGGGTAAGGCTCCCATAACTGGGCGCCCCCTGATCAAGCCGGCGGTACTTAGTGAAGGAACGTTCGACGCCGCAGACCCCGGTTTCTGGGGGATGACCTTCGATGAGGAAGGCGCTGGACAAATGGCGGTAAACGCTATGACGAGCGGTAGGGACTTCTACAAAACGCTGCGTAATGATAAGCAGTACACTGAGATGGTGAAGGCGTATAAGGAGCTAGGGCCGGCTATGGCTACCGCTGCTACCGCCGCCGATGCTTCTAGCTCATATCGCGGGGCGGGTGTAGACGAGAATAAAAAGCCTACGGCGGGTATGTACGACTCTTTTGGCACCAACGATCTCAGCCAAAACGAAGTAGACGCCCGGTGGCGCGTAGCTAGTGCGGTTGAAGCGATGGAAAACTTCTCCCGCCCTCGTAGGCTTGTGCGTCTTCCTGGCTCCGCAGATATTATCATCAACGCAAACACGGGGGTGCAGGTGCCGGAAGGCTACCTAAACTGGGAAATGTTCCCTGTGTTGGGTGGCGCTATGTGGGATGACGCGGACACTGGCGGTAAATACAAACCTACTAGAGAATCAGAAGCTAACAAGGCTTTCGTTGACGTCTTTCAGAGGACGTTCTACCCTGAAGGTCCCGAAGGTACTAAGCGCGGATCACACCAGCTTTCAAGCGCTGAGTGGGAAACTTATGCTACCGCGCTACAAGTCTGGGAACAGTCCCCGAGCGGGCGTGTATATAACACGTTGCCGGATCGTGTACAACTAGGCGAGCACCGCTTTCTGATTGAACAAAGACGCCTATGGAAGGAGTGGGCTAAACAATGAATGAATCCGATTACGGTTTTGACACGGACGCTTTTGAAGGCGTCTACGGCTCCGCGACTTCGATGGACGCCCAAACCTTCGGCCAGGAGTTCGGCGGGTATGGCGATGACTCGATAACCCGCCAGTTCGAGCAAGAGCCTGACGATGACTTCTGGCTAACTGACGGTATTGAAGGCCTGGGCCTTGGCGTCCTTGGAGCGGCCGAGGGCATCCTCGAGCTCGGCTCGATTATTCCCGGTATTGATTACGACATTCCCGATAACTTTGGGCTCGGTCACGCCGAGACTGGCTTCGGGCAGTTTGTCGAAGGGATGACCACGTTTTTCGCCCCGTTCATGGTGCCTGGCGCCGGCTGGGTTGCCGGCGGCGCGAAGATCGGCAAGGGCTCTCAACTCCTACAGAGCGGCAGCCGTATATCTAAGGCCGCATCTAAGATCCAAGGCGGTACTTACAGGCTGGGTAAGTACATCGCCAACGATAAGCTCGACCTCACTAAGCATACCAACAAGTACCTGGGCCGCGACTGGATGATGCGGCGCAAGGCCACGCTTGCCGGCCCTATGTCGGACTACGCGGCCACCGGAATGTTCGGCAAAGTGCAGGGTATGGGACTGGCGGTTGGCGGCAAGGTCGTGGGCCAAGTGCCTGAGATGGTGGGCGCGGGCATCGGCGGCGCCATCGTGGACTTCTCGGTGTGGGACCCTCACGAAGACCGCCTGTCTAACATGGTTCAGAGCGTGCCAGGCCTTGCAAACCCCCTTACTGAGTTCCTCGCGGCTGACGAGATGGACTCGGAGCTCCTAGGGCGCATGAAGCAGACGCTCGAGGGCTTTGGTATGGGCTTTGCTGTCGATGGCATCCTAGGCGGCTTCAAAGGCCTGTGGGCGGCCAAGCGCGTTTTCCAATCGACGGGAGACTCTGCTAAAGCGGCGCACGCTTTCCGTCGAGAGAAGATTGAAAACGACGTAGCTCGGAGGTCTATACAGTTCAACGCAGACCGCGAGACTGCGATTCACGCGGCCATGTTCAATCTTGGCATCGACCCCGAGCGTATTCAGTGGGATTCCGTGACGGAAGACATTGAGCGCCAGCTTTTTCAAGGTCAGCCAGTGGCTCAAGGGCTGAAGCCTGAAGAGGTCCCCGAGAACCTGCGAGGCCTACTGTCTCCTGATGATATCCGCTTACTCAACGTAAAGGCCGTCCAAGACGTCTCGGAGCTTGTCGAGAACTCGCTCAACGGCGGGCTGGACACTGTGGTGCTGCGCGAGTTGGCGCGAGCCGGTGAGTCCGTTCGCGGCGAGTACACGCGCATGGGCGAAGAGATTTTGCCCGCGCTGTTCCCCGCGCAGGCCGGACGCGACAGGGATGACGGCGTCCTGTGGACGGCGCTAAACGCAATACTATCCCCGAACCAACAAGTAGACACGCACACGGGGGCCTCAATGGCGATCCTTTCGGCGTGGCGGGCTGCGGGGAGGCCTACGAAGAAGGCGCGGCTCAAGTTGCTTATGGATGAAGCGCTTGGCGCGACCGGCGCAGACGATAAGTCTCTCAAAGGTATGCGCGACCACCAGAAGACGGTAATCCGTCTTTTGATGAAAGCGGACGGATTGAAAAACGATTCTGAAATCCTGGATTACGTCAGCGCAAGGCTAATCAAGACCCGCGAGTTTGCCGGCGGTTACATTCCGGGTCGTTTCTCCGGTATCGCGCTGGACGTGCACATGGGGCACATCTTGGACAGTAAGGTTTGGAAGAGCGCCACCAAACTGTACGACAAGACCGTGGCGAAATACAAAGGCACCGGAGCCACGGCATACCGAGCGCTGATCAGGCGTACTGCTGATGAACTTGGATGGCGTAGCGGCACTGAAGTGCAAGAAGCCGCGTGGGCCGGCGTCTCTGCGGTCAAAGGTTTGCTCCAGCACTTCCGGGGTAACATTGATGACGTGATGGATAACCTCCACGGTCAGCTTGTGACCCAACTGTGGGACCACAACGTCGTCCTCAAGGAGCTCATGCAGAGCGAGCGGTTCTCTGAGCTCATGCGGGCTGGTGGGGCGGGAGAAGAATCGCTGGCGCAGATGCGGGCTGGTGAAGGCCTGTTCGCTCCCCGGCAAGTTGCTGAAGGGGTGGGTGAGTTTGATCGCGAGGCGGTGCGAAAAGGCATCGACATGATCCAACAGTACACCTACAAAGGCTCGTCTTCCGGCGCCCCAGGCCGGATGCTGCGGATGATCCGCGAGTTTTCCGTGGAGCAGTTGGAGAAGATCGGTATTAGCGCTCCGGGGCCGACGTACGAGATGCTACGCGGTACGGGCTACCGCGCCAGTAGAGTTATCGACAGTAGCGGTAAAGAGTACAAACTAAAGAACACGCAGGGCAACGCTGCGATGCGGAAGGTCTTCTATTACGAAGAGACACACGGCCTGCCTGATACATTCCGCGAGCGCCAACTGACGGTGCCGCAAAGTGCAGAAGTAGCCCAAGCGGTTACCGGTGCAGTGGCAAAGGTGGTGGGCGCTACCGTTGAAGAAGGTAAGGCGGTTTCCGTCGCTTACGACACGACGGCGGCTACTGTCGTGCGTACTTCGGGCGGCGGTAAGGCTCTAGCTGTCCAAGAAGCTGTCACCCTCAAGAACGTGAACTTTGACGTTAGCGGTAAGAAGCCGCTGGTCAAAGGTACTATGGTCGAAGGTGAGCTCTCTGGCACGGGCGTGCCGGTAAGGTACGACGGCAAGTTCTTCGTGACCGAAAACGGATACGCGATTCGTGCGGCTGACGAGATCACGATGGCCGGCGACCAAGCATACGTTAGAGGTGACGTGACGTACTGGGACGTGAGCGAGGCGTTCGGCGTCGTCAAGGCTAAGTACCGAAAGCTCACCATGCCTACCGGCGAAAAGGTCTGGGTAGATAAGGGCCCGCTGGATAATGTCACCCCTGAAGCCTACAAGAAACTGACTAAGGCCGAGCGCGAGGGGTACGTGGCGTCGGTAAACTCCAAAGGCAAGCCGGATGCTTACTACAAGCCTGAAACTATCCAGTTGCGGCCTGAAAAAATCCCCGGTCTTGAGGACCAAGCTAAGGGTATGGGCTACGCAGAAGGCGTCCAGGCGCCTCCGGTTGGGGTCCCTGTAGGCCAAAAAGGGCAAACCAAGTTCCTTTTCCAAGAGGTGGATGAAGGTAGCGCCAAAGGTGTTACCGTCGTGGACGAATCCGGCCGTATTTTCATGGCGGGCTTGCAAAACCCCGACGTCTCTACCGCCCTGCATGAGCTTATCCACGCTTGGCGCTTGATAGGCACAAACCGGACTTTGCGCGAAAGCGACCGCGTGGCTATGGGCGGCTTGCGAGACTTTGAGATTGAAGCGCTTGAAGCTGCTCTAGGTATGAAGCCCGGCGATGAGTGGACGGAAGAGATGGACGAGCTCCTAGCCGCTTACTGGGAGAAGTACATCTGGGAAGGCGCTCTACCGAAGACCGCAACCAGCACTGACCGTGACTTTGAAGTGTTGCAAATGGCTATGACAAAGCTGTCAGCACAGCAGCGCAAGATCTACGAAGGCACTGAAGCTTTGCTGCCTATGGATAAGATCCCTGAAGGGATACGCAACATCTTCGACGGCGCTGTCAACCGCTCTGACGTGCAGGGCGTAATGGACTCGCTAGGTGGGGAGGCCCTGAGCCTGTACGGGCAGCCTTTGTCTAAGGCCGGCCGAGGGATTGGCGGGGCGGAAGAAGAAGTGCCGAGGGTCACTGAAATCGAGCAGACCCTCAAAGACTTTGAAGGCGAGCTCAAGCAAGCGAACCCTGAGTACCCGCCAGGCCTAGCGTTCAAAAGCGACAAGGATCTACGCGCTGACCCCGCCTATCAGTCCCTTTCGCAGGGGGATAAGATCAAGCTGGGCCACCGGCGGGCGGCGTGGAAGCGTCAGCAGGACACGATTGCGTCGGCGGCTCAGGGCGTTGAAAGTCGCGCAGAGCGCTTGCACGCTGCTAAAAGTGAAGTACAGGCAGCGCACGCCGAGCTCGACCAGAAGTTCCCTGAGGGCTGGGACGAGGCTTCGCTAGACGCTAAAGAGCTTCGGGAGTTGCAGGCTGCGCGGGCTAAGGTCGCCCAGATTGAAAGCGGTCGAGTGCCGTTTGCTAGTGAGGCCGCAGAGCCCCAAAGGCAGGGCGGCCGGGACGTGCCGGATACGGGCTTTCCTGACGCTCGCCGCGACCCGTCGCTGCCGCTCAACGTACGGCGCACCGTGGCTATGCCTGGTGAGAATGGCGTCGAAGACGTTGCAAACAGCGACACCGCCCGTGATCTTTTCGAGCAGCACGTCAGGGAAGAAACGGAGTATCTCGACTCTGTTGCCGAGGCTGACCGTGAGTGGATCGTAGAGTCGGAAAAGCGTTATTACTCAGACCTAGCTTCTGCAATGCGAAGGGGAACCCGCGCAGACGTAGAGCGCATCTTCGACATAAACACGAAAGACGGCCGGCGGTTCATGGCGCGAAGCCGCGCAATCCGCTCGTTCGCTGCCGACGTATTTGGCTCCGCCCAAGACGCCGAAGCCCGCCTTGCGGCTGCGGAAGCGGCCGGCAACATGGCAGATATAACGGTGGCTAAGTCTGACTTCTTGTACTGGACCTCTTTATACGAGCCTTTGGCGAAGCAGTTGAAGAGCATCGCGAGCCAAAAAGGTCGAGGCCTGGCTGACCAAGCGGATGTACCGTTTGCTGAAGTCGCGGATCGGGCCACTAGCCGGGAGACGGCAGACGCCGCAATCTTAGCGACCGAGCGGGCTCTGCAAACTGCACGCGGCGGCGCCGAAACGGTAGACGAATACATTGCCCGCTTGCGCGTTGCTATGAAAGAGGGAGAGCTCGCCCTGGGCTCTGCCGCCACTAGTAACGGCGGGGACAAGCTCGATGCTGTTCTTGAGATCTTCTACAATAGCTTGCTGTCTGGCCCACGCACCCACGCGGTCAACACGCTATCTAACACGATCTACGGAATCATGATGCACGGCTCGAGGCGTGTGGGACGCACAGCCTTACAAGCCACTGGCCTAACGGACGATTTTGCCGGGGCTAACAAGGACGTGAAGAAGATGGTAAGCACCGTGGTGGGCCTGCGTACGATCTTCAAAGAGTCGTTCGCTATCGGCCGGATTGCGATGGACGCTGGCGCAGCGCAATACGACTCGGCAGGCAGCCGGGCCGCGTTCGATTCAACGCAAGGTGTTTACTCCGGTAAGACCAGTCGGGACTACGTCAAACGCTTCAACATGGGCGGCCAGGCGAACGAGCTCGGAGAGCGGACCATGCCGCAGCCGCTCAAGGGCCTCCTCAATGGTATCTTCAATACTGTATCCCTGGGTGGGTGGCCTACGCGCCTGCTAGGTGGTATGGATGAGGTGTTCAAACAGATGCACTCGCGCTTGGTCGTGACGGAAGAGCTAACCCGCCGAGCGGTCAAGGCGTTTCCCGAAGACGCAGCGGCTCAGGCTAACTACATTACGTCTGAGTTCCAGACGATTATTGGGGAAGGTAACCACTACACGCTCAAGCGCGTCAAGCGTGACGGCCTGAAAGAGGCGTACTCTAAGGGCCTGGATAAGGCTGCGGCGCGGCGTTATATGCAGGACTACGTCAAGAAGAACCACAGCCAAGAGCGCCAAGCGCTGGCTGACAAGGCTCTCGAGTTTTCCCGCCGCTCTACGTTTACGCTCCCGGCAGACCGTGAAGTCGGGCGTAATGTTGTGTCGTCAGAGATTTACAACCTGGGCCGAGCTTTACAGAACTTTACTGGGGATGTGCGCTACCTGCGCTTCTTGGTGCCATTCATCAACACGCCGACGAACCTGATGGCTGAAGCGGCTGATATGCTCGCATCCCCCATTAGCGATGGCATTATTCCGGGCATTACAAAGCTCAAGCAACTGATCTCCGGGGACGTTCAAGCCTTCCGCAACATACAAGACCCGGAAGAAACGGCAGACGCTCTCGGCCGGCTGACTATGTCTAGCAGCATTATCTCGCTGGTATGGATGAAAGCCAACAGCGGGGAAGTCACCGGGGGCGGACCTAAGGACCCAAACGCCCAGCGCATCCTGCGCGAGGCCGGCTGGCAGCCTTACAGCGTCCGGTTCGGTGATTCGTATTTTGGCTACGGACGCCTCGACCCCCTGGCTTCGGTAGTAGGCATCGTGGCCGACATTGCGGAGGGGTTCAACGGCAACCCTTACACTGATGACCCGGAGGAGGAAGGCATCAAGGCTCTGATGATGGGAGCCACGATGGCGATTTTCCGCAACCTGGGCGAGAAGTCCTACCTGTCGGGCATGATCAACTTCGCTTCCGCAATCGACAACCCGGAGTATTACGGCAAGACTGTAGGCTTCAACATGGGCGGCGCCGTGGTTCCTAACCTGTCTGCCCAAGTGGCCGGCCAGTTGGACCCGACGCTGCGCGATGTGCGAGATCTGACCGACAAGTGGAAGACTCGACTTCCCTTCCTTGGCGGTGACCTAATGCCTAAGCGCAACTTCATGGGCGAGCCTATGGAGAAGATGCAGCACCTTGGCGGCCCGCTATTGGGACTGTTCAGCCCTATCCCGCACTCGCAAGTATCGAGCGACAAGATTGCCACGGAGGCTGCGAAGTTTGGCGAGATCATGGGCCCGCCGGAGCCGGTCAAGTTTGGTTCGCTAGATTTGCGAGAGTACGGCGCATACGACCGATACCAAGAGCTTCAGGGCGAAGTGCAGATGGATGGCCGCACAATGCGTCAATCGCTTGAAGGTCTTATTGATAGCGGGGATTACCAGCGACTGCCCGATTTCGCCGGAGATGGGGCATCTAGCCCTAAAATGGACGCGCTTCGCAAGACAGTGACGCGCTACCGGACACAAGCGTGGCAGGAGCTAATACAAGAGTTCCCTATGCTCAAACAAAACTACGACATTTCTATGTACAATCGTTCGGCGCGTAAAGCCGGACGTCCCGAGCACCAGCTTCTTGACCTATTACGCTAATGACTTTTTTCTCTAAGAAAACGTACACGGCCACTAGCGGCCAAGCTACGTCAAAACAGTTTGACATCGTCTTCGACCTTGAAGCGGGTAGCGCAGCTACCGCGTCTAAGCCGTACCTGCTGCCTGCACACATCAAAGCGAAGGTAAACGGCGCTGCCGTTACCGACTTCGACATTGATGAAGTCCCGGCAGTGTCCACGCTGACCTTTGGCGCGACTGTTACCGTATCAAACGGCTCAGTGGTCGAGCTCTACCGCGAGACTCCCCGAGCTTTAGCAGACCGTACGGTAGACTTTACGAACGCTTCTTTGCTGACCGAAGCTAACCTCGACCAGAGCGCCATTCACAACCAGTTCCTCGCGCAAGAGGCCCTTGATACGCTACTAGGGGCGTTGAAAGAGGGAGTGAGTGGTGCATTAGACGCGGAAGCGCGAAAAATCACCAACCTCGCAACGCCTGTTGGCCCTACCGACGCGGTAACTAAAGACTACGTAGACACGCAGGCCGTCTTTGCGGGCGCCGCAAGCGCTCAAGCGTGGGAAGTGGTGGCAGACGGAACCACAAACCGTTTCCAGCTAACGAGCCCCGATCCTTCCGCCACCGTCAACGAGCTTTTTGTCGTTGAGGTAGACGGTATTCTACAGACGCCCTCTAGCGGCGAGGTGGCCCGAGACTTCCGCGTATACCTCGACGCGACGGACAATAAGTTTTACATCGAGTTTGAAGCGAGCTCGTTTCCCGGAAACACAGGGAACACAAACTGCCCGCCAAGTGGCTCTCGCGTCAGCGCTCAGAACATGGGCATTTCTAAGTCGGCACTCACTGGTAACGTGTTGTTTGAATCCGGTAGCGCTGACGCGTCTATTATCACGGCAAAGCAGCTAACCGCGCAGACCGCAGACCCTTTCGTGATTCAAGATCACCTTGGGGCGACTGAGTTTAGCGTGGGAGTGGGCGGGGGCATCACAACCAAGGCCGGCGCAGCGGTGACGGCGGGGTCTGTAACTCTTCAGCCTGGCAACGACGCTACCCAAGGGCTGGTCATCAAGAAGAGCTCAGGAACGCAGAGCGCAAACCTTGTCGAGCTCCGAGACGCTGCAAACGCCGAGATAGGTACTGCGATTTCGCCTCTGGGCCACCTGACTATTGGCACGGCGACGGAAGACGCAGCGACTCGACTATCCATAAGCACTACGACTGGCGTCGGTGGGCTCAAGATTGACCGCAGTGCGGGTACCAACGACTTGCTGGCGATCACGGACGGGAGTAATGAGCTTCTGGCCGTCGAGCAAGACAGCGCCCCGGCGGGAACTTGGAAGCTCTCTGCGGGCAACCAAGCTCTGCGCGTGTATCAAAACACCTCGTCCGGTTCGGAGGCTAGGCACGTCGTAGTCACTGGAGGCTCTAGTCAGGCCGACGAAGTTTTTGAAGTACAAGACAACGCCGGAGTCGCCGTCCTACAAACGAGCGCACACGGTAGCACTAGCCTGCGGGCCGCTACCCCGATCATTGACGTGCTAGACGTACGCAGCCCTAATAACGACTCGCTGTTCCGGGTACACTACTTAGGCTACAGGTACGTACAAAACATAAGGGTGTGGGGGCTGGCACGCGCTGGGGGTTTCAAGATTGATGGTACCTCTGTGGGTAACGAAACCCGAGTTAGCATCAACTACGGCGAAGACATTATGGAGACCTCAGCGCATGACTGGACGTATAGCCGCATTTCTACCACGCAAACGCAGGTCAACTTCAACTGGGCGATGCCTGACGCTTTCTACAAGATCCGCGCTTTTGAAGAGCACCCCACGGTGCATTACGGCTCCGATGTAGCTGTTTCAAGCAAGACAACGTCAAGTTTCGTGCTCACCCACGGAAGTGAAGATTCCGAAGCTGGCGGCTATGGCCCTACAGTCAAATGGGAGTTGTACATCTAATGACCCAAATCACTCAAAGATCTTTCGAGCCTGACCTTCTTGAAGAAGTGTCCCTGGCTCTTCCGGTAGGCGTAGTCCTGCCTTATGTCGGCCACGCAACGCCTGACGAGTTCCTGTTTTGTAATGGGCAGGCTGTCAGCCGTACTACGTACGCCAAACTGTTCCAAGTGCTAGGGACGTATTACGGCGTTGGCGACGGCTCGACTACGTTCAACGTGCCGGATCTTCGGGGCAGGGGTATCGTCGGGAACCGCACGATGAGCGCGACAGACTCCGGTAACGAGTGTGGTAACTCTGCCCTTCTGGGTATCGACGCTTACCACGACCCGGCCCCCACGGTCCTCGGTACAGTTGCCGGCCAAGACCTTTGCCTCAACTTTATCATCAAGGTAAAGGCGGACTTCCCAGGACGCACTAACGCCTACCCCACCGCGCCGTAGCGTGCGTTCTAATCAGCCATGCAACCCGACGATCAGCGTATTCTTTTGGCACTTGGCCGACTTGAGGGCAAAGTAGACTCTTTGATTGCGCGGGATAGAATCGTGCAGGGCGACCTTGAAAAGTTGGCCGACCGTATGAGGGCTCTTGAGGCCTCTAAATCCACTCTCATGGGGGCTTGCGCGGTCATTACGGCTGTAATCTCGACCCTCGTTTCCTTTATTGCTAGGAGCTCCTAATGAAAATCACCTACATCGCCGGCATCCTGCTGGCCCTCACCGCTTCCTGCGCCACTCCTGGCGACCTTCGGGACCTCGCAGACTCTGTGGACGCCTACCAACAGGGGGTAATCACTGAGCCTGAGCTTCACGACGCCATTGAGGCTAAAGCCGATGAGATCGAGCTCCGCACGGAAGAGCTCGTCAAGTCTATGCCTACGACGCCGGCCGGCTGGTTAGCGCTTCTAGCCCAAATGGGAGCTACGGCGGCCGTAGGCGGCTATGGCGTCAACCGCTACCGCAACAATCAGCGCACGGCACGCGGCGAAGCAGTAGGCTCAACGCCTCCCCAGCCGCCAGCAGCTTAGATTTCCCACAGTGCCTGATAACACCTCGAGTAGGCGACCCCCCATTCGGGCCCGTGCGCGTCTACGTGAGGGTCTTCAGTCCAGGATACGGCGTGCGCCCATTCGTGAGCTAGAATCGCAAGCGCTGCGTTGTCTGCCAGGCGTGCGTAAATGCGGATCAGGAACCTGTCGGGCTCTTCAAGGTACTCGCACGTCCCATACTCGTCCATACGCTTTGGGCGCGTCACCCTCACTGGGTGAGGAAGAGGCACTAAGTCATGCAAGGTCTCAACCCCTTGCTTTATTTTCTTACTGAGACCCATGAAATCAAAAGAAGCACTGCTCGAACATCTGCATCGTATCACAGCCGAAGAGCTTATTGATAGACTCCAGTCGGGAGAAGCCAGCGCAGCAGAGATAGGTGTGGCGGTGAAGTTCCTAAAAGACAACGGTATGGACGTAAGCGCTGAATCGGAAACGCCCATCCACGACCTGTCAAAGATTGTTCCGTTTGCTAAAGTGCGAGCTCAGGGGGAATGAGCAAGCGTAAGGCCGAGTTTGAAGTCCCTGAAGAGCTCAAAGACTTTAGGAACTTTGTTTATCTGGTTTGGAGCTATCTAAACCTGCCAGAGCCTACGTCCATCCAGTACGACATTAGCGCGTTCTTGCAGCATGGCCCACGCCGCCGGACCATATGCGCGTTTCGAGGGGTGGGTAAGTCGTTCCTTACTAGCGCCTACGCAGTCTGGCAGCTACTGCTAGACCCTCAGAAAAACATATTGGTGGTATCGGCCAGTAAGTCTCGATCTGACGACTTTTCAACTTTCGTGCAGCGCATGATCTGGGAAATGCCGATCCTGGCGCACTTGAAGCCGGCGGAATCCCAGCGTACCTCCAAGATCGCGTTCGATGTAGGGCCGGCCAAAGCGGCGCACGCTCCTTCGGTCAAGTCTGTCGGCATCACAGGGCAGCTTACAGGGTCTCGCGCCGACCTAATCATCTCTGATGACGCGGAGTCACTGAACAACGCAGCCACCCAGGGGCAGCGAGACAAGCTTTCAGAGCTCGTCAAAGAGTTTGAAGCCATCGTCAAGCCCGGTGGGGAGATCGTCTTCCTGGGGACGCCTCAGACGGACGCTGGTAGCCTCTACCACATACTGCCAGAGCGGGGCTACACCACTCGAGTGTGGCCTGCAAGGTACCCCACAGAGCGCCTGAGGAGGCGCTACGGGAACACCCTAGCCCCGAAGATCGAAGAAGAGATCAGAGAGGCCCCAGAGATCGTTGGAGAGCCCACGGACCCCTGTCGCTTCAACACGACCGAGCTCGCAGAGCGCGAAGCCAGCTACGGCCGAAGCGGGTTCGCCCAGCAGTTCATGCTGGACCCTTCTCTTGAAGACGAGAACAAGTACCCGCTGCGCGTCCGCGACCTCGTAGTCATGGACGTCAACCCCGATAAAGCCCCTGAGAACCTGATCTGGGCCGGGTCAGACGACTACAGGCTGCCTGAGCTCCCGAACGTCTCCTTTGCTGGGGACCACTACCACAAACCAATGGTGATCGACGGGGATTGGCTTCCATATAGCGGCTCAGTCATGGCGATTGACCCCTCTGGACGCGGCAAGGACGAAACTTCGTTCTGTGTCGTAAAAGTGCTGAACGGTTTTATGTACGTCCATGAATGTACTGGCATCGCTGGTGGATACGGCAAAGAGGTGCTCGAAAAACTCGCACACAAAGCCAAGCTGCATCAAGTAAACCTTATTCTCGTAGAATCGAACTTTGGGGACGGTATGTTTCTGGAACTGCTCAAGCAGCACCTCAGGCGTATCTACCCCGTCACGACTGAAGAGGTCCGCCATCACATCCAGAAGAATAAGCGAATCGTTGATACTCTTGAGCCAGTAATGAATCAGCATAAACTGGTAGTCTCCTCCAGCCTTATCGAAGCGGACTACGAGTCCACTCTAACACTTCCGCCGGAGAAGCAAAACCAGTACAGGCTCTTCTGGCAGATGACGCGCTGTACACGCGAGAGGGGAGCCCTGATCCACGACGACCGCCTTGACGTCCTTAGTATGGCTGTGAAATACTGGGCAGAGGCTGCCGGCCGCTCGGCTACTGAAGAGATGAACACCAGGCGCGATGAGTTGCTTGAAAAGGAGCTTGAGTCCATAATAAACACACGCACGTTTGGTGAGGCCCACAAGCCCGACACATGGATGTGAAATGAACTACGACAAGAAACAGAAGAAAATACGCATCGTCCTCAACTCTGAGGAAATCGGATTCACGGGAGCTCTCCCTACTCCGAAGTTCCCAAAGGCCCGCACAAACCACGGGACCAACCTGCTACACGGGCTACTCCAGGCCGGCGTACCGCTCGACGAGGCTATGAAGGTGGCCTTGGGAGTTGAAGTGTCAAACTCTTGGGACTCAAAAGAGCCCCAGTGGGAAGGTATGCACATCGCGCAAGGCTCCCGCCCAGGCACTGGCAGGCCCGGGGCCCCCATTATCAAACTACCGCCGGCGCTGCCGTAATGCTCAAAGCAGACGGCCTGATAGAAATGCACTCAAAAGTTGACAGGTGTATACATTTCTATCCATACCGCTCCCGGACGTAATGCCCCGGGAAGACGCCCCTGAGGATTAGGTGCCAGTATAGAAGGAAGAAGAATCCAAGCCCTTATAAGGGGCTATAGAGCTCGACCACCAAGACATAGAAAGACGATGCTTAGAAGGACTAAGACCTCTTAGTTGTAAAGCGATAAATCGTAGGCGAGCTCTAGAGGTTCTGTGTGTGTGTGTGACACCCTTTTGAGGGGAAGGCTTCTAGGGCGCCTTCCTCTCTTTTTTTCTTGGTACCTAAATACGGCACAAAAATCTGAGGGGTCGATATATAGCGCTGGTGGCTACCGCCCCCCCGGGCCCCCGGCGGCTATTCCATAATCCGCACACACAGCGAGCCCTTCCGGCCTGCAAGCCCTGGGCGGCACATCACGCGGCACACAGCAAGGGCTACCGGCGCCTAACCGGGCAGCAAGTGCGGTGTGGGGGTGTGCCTTCTCGGATTCCCAATCCGAATCGAGCTCCCGCCGCTGTCCAGTCAGGCACCGCCAAGCCTGCCGAGCTCCCGCCGCGCCGCGCTGCCGGTTTGGATCTGTCTCTTTGCTTGCCCGTCCTTTGACAAGGCGCCGAGCTCTGCCTAGACCTAGGGAGCTCTGCCTAGACCTAGGGAGCTCTGCCTAGACCTAGGGAGCTCTGCCGAGACCTAGGGAGCTCTGCCGAGACCTAGGGAGCTC